TATAGTTAACGTCATAGTCAATTCTAAGATCATTTGGTTTAAAGATATTCATCTTACTAACAAGAGCATCTAAATGTTCAGTGCTAATATTCTTGTCGATAACCACTTTTACAATATTGTTAGTTAATGTTTCATTAAACTCCTTATCAACATCTTTAACGTTAATAAGTTGTGAAAGGGTAATTTGTTTATGCTTTGGAGTAAAGCTACATTCAGTAAATTCATAATCACCTTTAGATATATCTAAAGTGTAATAACCTTTAGTCTGACCAGAGTCACCAAAGTCCATTTCAAAAGGGTTTCCTACATATACAATAATACTCTTGTTAAAGTCTTTTTCATCTCTTAAATGGAAATGACCCGAAAATACTAAAGGTGCTTTATCAATAAGAGTACTTGGATCATCACCGTGATCACAAATCTTAAAAGCATTCATCTTAAAATTGGTAAGTTCAAAATGACCAAAAATAATATCACTTTTTGGTATATCAGTTAATTTAGTACCCCAAGGACAAAAAGTTAAACGTTTGCCATTTGCAATTAAAGTTTCCATCTTATCATGAATAATAAGATTACGTCTACCTTTTAAGATAGATAAACTATTTACTTCAGATGTATCTTTATAATAACAATCATGGTTACCGGTAATGCTATGAATATTAAAGTCTTTTAATTCAGCTAAAAACTTATCACCAGCATCAAGAGATATAAGACTAATTTCATCTCTATAATGAAAGAAATCTCCGCAAAAGATAATATCTTGAATACCTTTTTTATGCAGATCTTGTTTAAACCATTTTACCCAATCAAGTGCAACATCAATCCAAAAACTGGAATTTTGATGCACACCTAAATGTAAGTCTGAAAATATTGCTACTTTATTATTCATTAGTTGAACTTGCGTTATCCGGTACTTCGTCATCACCATATCCGTCTGGTTTAACGTAAATATTGACATCTGAATTATTGTTTAGTTCCTCTTCGTAGAATCTACTTTTATATTCATTGATAGCTTCATTATGCTTCTTTTCCTTTTTAATTCGATTAATAAAGGCATGAAAAGCAATTGTTGTAAAATATGAAAAAGGATTATATTCAGATTCAATATTAAATTTGTGATTTTTTACAGCGGTAAACATCTTTACTAATGCATCACCTATCATTTCATCCTTATAAGTGTAATTAATAAAATTAGATGAATAGCTTAGACCGTTAGCAATTTTACTAATATACTCAGCTAGAATATCTTCACCTTTACCGGTTTTATAATACTCCACCAAATTGAGTTTAAATTGTTCTGGATCTACGTAATGTTCCGTTTTTTTGGGTTTAGGACCTCTCTTAGCCATATATGTATTGATTGTAATGTATGTACATTACTTTTCAACTATATTATTCTCTGTAAATATAATTTTTTCAAGCTTGTAAATTTCTTTACGTTTTTCAGAATGGGAAAGGCTGTACTTTAACTTATCTGTAATATCGTAAATTATTAACTTTTGCTTATTATCATTTAATCTCAAACCCCTACCAATAGATTGTATAATACGTATGAAGCTTTTACCTCCAGAGGCAAATATAATATTATGTAGGTTTTTAACATTAACGCCTGTTGAGAATATAGCACTAATAGCTACGCAAACTATGTTATCGTTTTTTTCCATTTCTTGGATTACTCTAGCTCTCTCATCTACATCAACCTCCCCTCTAATAAAGTATACCTTCTTAGTAGGTAGTAATTCAGTTAAACTATTAAACATTTCCAATCCATGTGAAATATGGTTAACTAATATAAGAGTGTTATTATTGCTAATTTTACATAACGCTGAAATAATTTTATTACGAAATTTGCTTGCGTATATAAAATCTAACTCAGTTTTAAATTTATTAGTAGCTTGAGAGTATTGTACTTTATCCTTATAGGTAATTTCCACAATTTTTATTTCAGCATTCGTAAGATAATTTTCAACTCTTAAATCATAACTAGTCTTTTCATAAAAGACGGTTCCAAGCTTACCGATAATATTCCATTCATCAATTTTATTGTCGGGTAATGTACCGGTTAACCCAAACTTGTGGTTAGTTTTAATATCTGCAATTAACTTACACACTTTGTTACCTTTTTTAAGTTTATGACATTCATCAACGATAACCATGTCGACGTTCACAAGCCAAGGGTGTTGATCAAATCTACTCTGTAATATGCCAATATTAGCAATAACAACATCACTCGTTAAATCTGGTTCAACACTACCAGTCCATCTAGTACATTTAAAAGGAACGCCATAGTTAGTAAAATCTTTAAACGTTTGATCTACAAGAGTTAGGTCGGGTACAATAAGTAAGATTTTTATTCTAGTATTTAAAGAAAAATATGTAGATATTAATGAAGCTATAGTAAGGGTTTTACCACCTCCAGTACCAACTTTAATAATACCCCTACCGAATAATAGAGCTTGTTTTACTGTTTCATATTGATAATCTCTAAGTTTTAAATTTAAAGAATCATATGGTAAAGCATTATTTCCGAGAGAAGGTTTAATTGCTTGTTTGATTTTATCATCATACTTTACTTCAATTTCAGGGAAATTACCGGTAATATATTTTAAAATTTCATAAAACATTCCAGTATCAAATAAACCGGTAGGGGTAATGCAGTAAATTCTACTACTTGTAAACTTTCTACCAAACCGTTTCATGAAAAAAGCATTAGGATTTTTTACACTAAAATACTCTCTTATTTCATCAAACTTATCTCCTGTAAGTCTACAAATTCTACGGTTTGGTAAATACTCAAAATTAATCATACTACATTTGTTCTAGTTTCATTATCTCTACTATATTCTTTATATCGTATGTAAGCGACGAAAACGTTTTTTCCGTCTTTTCTAGAAACTCTATAATTAATTTTTCTTCTGCAATTTTTAAAATTAACTCTTTAACAATATCAATTTCTTCTGCTGATTTTTCAACAACCATGTTTGATAGTTTAACTGGAGATTGGTAGTTAATTTCAGTGGAAACCTTTTTAATAAGTTTTAGTTTATCTGCTTCTAATTTTAGAAGATTACGTTTATGATTAATAAGTCTACTAACCCATTGATGCTTACGGTTAGGCGATCTTAAAGCACACTCTTTAATATTAAACTCATCGATCTTAAGATCTTCTTTAATCTCCTCTATGTATTGGGTTAGTAAATCCATTACGCTATTATAAATATAATTATATAAAAGTCAATGAGTATATACCGTGAAATTTTTAAAAAGGTGCTTAAAGAAGATGGAGATGGTTATATACCATCTATACCTAATACGGCCGGTAACGGTGGAGCTTTAGGTAATGCTGCATCAATAGGTGCATCAGGATACGCTTCTGGTACACCGGGTACTGATACATATGCAACAGGGGATGCAAGGATCCCTACGTCTATATTTGGTGGTACTTTAACCAGAAACGGTCTTAAAAAGAAGAAAAATAAAAAGAAAAAATAATGGACCTTGGTCATTGGCAAACAAAATTAGAAATAACCGAAGCTAATCTACCGTACGGGTTTATTTATATAATAACAAATACGGTTAACAATAAAAAGTATATCGGTAAGAAGCAGATGAAGTCTGTTAAAAAGCTTAAGCCTTTAAAAGGTAAAAAGAATAAAAGACATTTTGATATTGAAACTGATTGGAAAGAATATACTTCCTCATCAAACGATCTAAATGAAGATATCGTTAAAATAGGTAAAGATAAATTTATTTTTGAGATTGTACATCTTTGTGATAGTAAATTTGAGTTAGCGTACTACGAAGCTAAAATGCAATTTGAACATGAGGTGCTAATAAAAGACGGTTATTATAACGGAATTATAAATTGTAGAATTGGAAAAGCTCCTAGAACATTATTGGAAAAGCTTTATAATAAGGTATGACCCTTGATTTGCCTGCGCATAATTTACGTTTAATAAATTTTAACCAGTTGCTGATTGAAGATTTTCAAATAGGTATTATCAATCATTTACACACTTTCAAGCTTTTAGATAAACCTCTAACTAATTTAGATGTAAAGAAGATAATGTATCATAATCTTATACACGGTATTTGTGAGTCTTATAGGAATAGTAGTTGTAGTAGATTAGTTTATATATTCAATGATACCCAGTTAGATGAGTGTCTTCTTCAAGACCATTATGTGGAAAAAGATTTGTTATCATTTTTTAACTCATTTTTTATTAAATTTGAAAAAATGCTACCAATACCTATTGTTAAAAGTCGGTTTAATACATATTCCCTTAACTATATGATAGGTAATAACGATGCTAGAGCGGTATTAGCTATTAACGGTTACACTTCAAAGCTGACAGAAATTAAATCAAAAGAGTATACTTTTCAAAAAATTAAGAGATTTAGTAAGAAATATGATTTAACGTTCCTCAGCAATGAGTATTTCAATAGTATTAAAACTAAACAAATCCTTATCTAATAAATAATAATATGGACAAGTTTACAAATATTGCAAATTCAGTATTAAAATCAGTAATTAAAGAAGCTCCTATTCAATCCGATGATTTTGATATTGGGCCAGAGAATCTATCATCTGGTAGTACCGGTGAAGGTTCAGAAATTGTCCAAAGAATTATAGATTCACTATCAAGAATGCCTCACGACCAGTTAATGGATACTTATTTTGTATATAATTGGTTACGTTCTTTTGATATTGATAAATTATCTTACGGGGAAAAAATGATGATAAGAGATAAGCTTAGCGATTCATTTGTTGATCCTAACGTTGTTATGCCCGCTGAAGACGATGAAAGTCTCCCAAAATCAGAAGAGGATGAACAATATACGTCGATGGTAAAAAGACCAAATCAGCCAGAAGACCCTATAGATACAGCTAAAAAAGTTTTAAGAACCCCAGCTACTCCAGGTACTCCAGAAGCAGTAGAACAAGAAAAAGTTAGAAAAAATTATAAAAATATTTTAGGTAAACTTACACAGCGTCTAAATCAAACTGCAAGTAAGATGGGTCAACAACCAGCCGGTTCTTCAACAAATTCACTCGCATGAAATTTTTAAATATTATAGAAAATTATAAACAGAAAGTCTTAATTGAACAAGACACTCCACCGGTACCAGAAACACCGGAACAGCAAGTAACTAACGCTCAACCATCACCAATTCCAGACGAAGCTGAAGGAGAGCCTGACGTACCAGCTAGTATAGCTGCTTTAGGTAATTTACTTAGAAAGTCTTTAACCTTAGATATTTCAAACGAAGATAGAGCCTCAATAGCACTCCAGATTCCAGAAATTGACGAAGAGAATGCTACAGCTATTATACCTCAAATCATTAAATTGATGAATACCTATTCATCCAGTATTGATGTTGGTGATAATAACCAAAAACCTAAAATATCAGGTACTGATGATGTGACAGCGACCCAACCTCAATCACGGTAAGTCAGTTTCAATTTCAATTACAGGTTTATCTATAGAACTACCAGTATCTATATCCGAATTACTATATTTCATGTAATCTTTAGCAGTCTCGATATAGTCTAACCCAAGAGTAATTTTTGAAGCTACCCAGGGCTCTAAAGTCATTTGCTGGTTATGGATTAAATCAAATAATTCAATTGCATTATCTGCTACTTGAAGTAATTGTGCCTTAGCCATCTCAATATTATCAGCATCAATTTCTGTCTCTTCATTTTCAGGTGATACTGGACCCACCCCTGGTGTACCAACCCCAGGTTTAGGTGGTACAGCTGACGGCTTTGCATAGTCTACACCAGATGATTGATTACCAATATCGTTATATCTAACAGATGATGAAGTACCATTACCCATATTAGCTACGGGACCTGCTTCGTTTAATGTCCTAAATATGTTATATATTTCTTTTTGATCGTTTCCAGGTAATCTCATACTATTATTTATAAATAATCTTATGGGATTTAACGAACTTGTAGAACAGATACTTCAAGATTGCTCGGCAATTGTTTTAGAAGCAAAAGGTGCACGCTGTACAAAGGTTACAGGCCAACAAAGTTCTACGCGTCCAAGTAAAAAATATATGAGATGTGCTAGAGTTGATGGTAAACTTAAAAGAGTACACTACGGTGATCCTAATTTACGTATTAAGAAATCTAACCCAAAAAGACGTAAATCATTCAGAGCCAGGCATAAATGCTCAACCGCAAAACCTGGTACTGCTAAATATTTCAGTTGTAAGAACTGGTAAAAAATGATAGCCAACATCAATTAAAAATGAACTTTAAAGAATATTATAACCTGCAAGAAAAAAAAGAAAAACGTCGTCTTGACCCTAAATGCTGGAAAGGCTACCGTAAATCAGGCACTAAAATGAAAGGTGGTGTAAGAGTTAATAATTGCGTAAAGATTAATGAGCAAACTTTTTATAAAATGAGAATACCTGTACCGGAAGATTTGAGATATAAATTTGGACCTACTTTATCTGTAGAATCTTACCCAGGAGACACTCCAGAATCTGCAATGCGTAGATTTATAGCTTCTAAAGCTGCAGGAGCTGGTATGTCAAATAAAATTGGATTAATGGTTAACTACGCTAAAAATCATCAACCTTTTATAAAACCTGTAGTTTTAAAATCTGAACCTCGTCAATTAGATTTACCGCTCGGTAGTTGATTGCTAGTTTTACCTGAATAAAATAATGGGTATGAACGATAATATTACATCATTAACGACAAATTTTGCTGAATTCCAAGAGAATATCTCAAAGTTTATGGAAAAGGATAACGCATCTGCTGCAGCGCGCGCTCGTAAAGCTCTCCTAGAAATTGGTAAGCTTACTCGCATGCTCCGCAAGCAAATTCAAGAGCGTAAGAAAGAGTTGAAAGCTAAGCCAGCCGCTTAATACGTTTTAATAAATAATTGAGTGATATCATTCAAATTATTTTTTGAGAACGCGTTAGGTTTGATTGAAACAGTTACGTTTAAAGAACTAGGTCCCGTTGAAGCTAAAGTAGATAGCGGCAACGGGGCCTATAATGTTCTACACGGGAATGATATTCAACAACAAGGTAATTCTGTGACCTTTTTAACCGTAAATAACAAACGGATATCAAAACCGGTTAAAGAATATATCGATATTAATATCGGTTCAGGTAATATCGAGAAAAGGCCTGTGGTATTATTTGATATTATGATAGGGGAAAAGTCTTATCCGGGTACACCTTTTAGTATTGCCGATAGAGAGCAAAACGAACAAAAGGTTTTAATTGGAAAAGACTTTATTGTTAAACTTGGTGGTATGATAGATGTTACCAAGTCAAATAACGTAAGCTAATTACTTACCCCTTGACCAGTGATTAATAAACTGGTAGAACTCAGCTCTTACAGCTGCATCATTTAAGAAGTCACCTGACAGCTTCGATGTATTCATCTCACAACCATCATGTCTTACTCCACGATTACAAGCACAGGTATGTTGAGCACTTACCATTACAGCCACCCCAAGATTTTTTTCACAAACATCTGAAATAGCTTTATGAATCTGCATTGTAAGACCTTCTTGAATCTGTGGTCTACGAGCATAAAACTCAACAATACGGTTAAGCTTTGATAAACCAATAACTCTACCTTCTAGAGATGGAATATAAGCTACATGGCATACCCCGGTAAATGCTAGATGATGGTGACTGCAAAGAGACTTTACAGGTATACCACCTTGAAACACCATACCATCGTAACCATCAGCTGGAAATGAAGTAATCTTCGGAGCATGCTCAAAACAACCACATGCAATGTCATGCACGTAAGCTTTAGCTACTCTACGAGGAGTACCTTCACTATTAGGATCATTACGCCAATCAATACAAAGGGCATCTAAAAACTGTTCATATGCTTTAGTTGCATTGTTAATTATCTCAATCTTTTCTTCATCAGTACGAGGATGATTGCTATTAGCTGTAGGTATAGTTGGAAATTTTACTCTATCGGACATAGTACTATTATAATACATTTCCCATTAAATCAATAAATAATATTATGAGATTGTTAAAAATCTTTGAAGATCAATATAAAGCTATGAAGCTAATACGCGTAAGGCTTAAGAGTGACCCTGCAAACCAATCAAAAGGTTATGAGGGTTATGTTTTACATGAAAATGACGATGGTACCATGGATATGTGTATTGGCAGTGATAATACGTTAGCCCCGATGATTATCGCTATTAAAACTACTGATATTGATATAACCAAATCATTAACAAATGTTGATAAACTTAAAGATATTATTTCAAAGCAAGTAGATGATAATACTATTATAGAATTAATTCAAAATTTAAACACAATTTCAGATATTGAGGCAATGCTTATTTCTAACGGTTTAACCTTCGAAGATTTATATAAAATATATAAATGCTACTTCTTAACAACTGAAAGTAATTTAAAGTTAAAGCCGAGAATTTTTAAAAACTATAAAAATATACAAAATGAAGCTTTACAAGACTATGTTGATAGTAACGCTTCTTCTTTCTTAAAAGGTGTTCAAAAAGTTGGGGGAGTAATGAGTGGTTTAAAATCTGGAGCTGATGCAGCAAAAAGATTTACCGGTGAAGGAGATTGGTCAGTTTTATCAAATTTAGGTAACCAATTTTTAGCAAGGGTACTAGATAGGCAAACAGATAAAATTAGTTTGTTTGGTAAAAAAGGATATACAAGTGTCCGTATTGTAGATGAAAACGTTAAACAGATTTTATTAAGAGAAAATATTTCATCAAAAACTGACACTATATTTGAAGATGCGGCCTCAAATTTTTTAGCAGTGGTTAATAAAGATGTACAGAACTATAAAAAGAAAAAAAGAGGTGTGAAAAATGTTACCCCAGCCCCAATACAACCATATAAAGATAGTGAAGGGCGTGTAAAAAATACTACACCAAGTTCTAATCAATCTAGGGATGTTAAAGATGGTAACCTACAACCTACTCCCCCTTCAAGCGGTACCGAGGCGTTAGATTTTTTTAAAAAACCAGAAAGCGGTAATAAACCACCATCAAGAGGTCCAAACAAACCAAAAGATGACGATCAACCTGATCAAGAAAAAATACCAGAGTTAAATTTTATAATTATAAATCAAAAATTTTACGGTGCAAAAGGTACCGGGTACACTCTACAACCTGCAGATGAAGCAACTAAACAAGTTCTTGCAAATAATAATTTAGAGTATGCTTTATTTGTAAAAAAACAAGACTCTGATTTAGATATGGTTAACAACGGCTCTTTATATTTTTACCAAACCAATAATGTTTTAAATCCGAAATATACCCAACAGTCATTGAATTTTACATACGACGCCACCATAAAATCTTACGTTATGGGTGCTGCTGTTACTCAAAAAATTACTTTTAATATTGATAATGCAAATATAATGATTATCGATGATCAGGACTTTATTATAATGGGTAGACAAGGTAATATTATTAATTTTAAACCTAAAGATATTAAAGTATTTAACGCCGATATTATGAAAGTTTTAAAAGATGATAAACCAAAATCAGCAAAATTAATTTTTGGTAGAGATGGTAAACCTTCAAGATTGAATAGACGTAATCAATACATGATAGATGTAAGAACTATAAAACAGTTGTAATACCAAACACGGAACTATGGTATAATAAGACATATAATATAGGAGTTGATATACTCCTCTTATACATTATAATCCTTTTATGTCAAGTTTACTTACTTCAACAAAAATCATACCTCTCGGTTCGTGCGCTTTCCGCCAACCTTATGCTACTAGTCATTGCAGATATCTTCACGGTTATAGATTGCAAGCTAAATTCTGGTTTACGTGCAATTCGTTAGATAAAAATAACTGGGTTGTAGATTTTGGATCACTTAAACCTCTCAAAAATATCTTAGAAGAGCAATTCGACCATACCACAATAGTTTGGACCGAAGACCCAGATCTGCAGACGTTTATTGAACTTAATAAAAAGAATATTATCGATCTTCGTATCATGAAAGAAGGTGTTGGTATTGAAATGTTTGCAAAGTATTGCGCTGATAAAGCAAATGAATTTGTAAGTAATCTTACAAATAATAGATGCTGGGTTAAAAAGGTTGAGGTTTGGGAGCATGAACAAAATTCAGCAATTTATACCCCACTTCAACTTATTTCGACGACTATTGACTGGATCGGAGGGCAATACGTTGCACAACCAACCATTACACCTTTTACTAACGCATCAATTGAACTAGACCCACCATCACCTGAAACTGTAATTACCGCAGTTACCCCACCCCCATTAACTACTATGACAAGTTCAGAGACTGAGGCAAACTTAGCTGCAAAGTCAGTTGTAAATTCTTTTCTACAACCTAATTCACCTCCATTATACGGTACTAAATCTACAGGTTATAGTGACCCATTTAAAGGTACTACCTGGGGTAACAGCGCAGGAGCTAAAAGATGAAATTAAAAGATATTTACGGTTCAAGTGTAGCAGGTAGAGGTCCGATTATGCCTGCACAGACAATGGATCAAATGTCAGGATCCTCTCAATACCTACCGGTAAAAGAGAGAGATCCTAGGAGTATTAAACTTGAAAATGATGTTGCTCAAAAGATGACACAAGCTGTTGTAAAGGCATTACCAAAGAATGCACCGATGGCTCCAGTAGCTCCTCCACAGTCTTTAAAAACAGTAAGTTTTGAAGATGCTATTAGAGAATTAGCTGAATTAGAAAAAAATAACAAACCTACTTGATTATAGGAATTATAATATAATATCTACATATGAGTATTGACCCGAATAAAACGCTTTTTATTAGCGATGACTTTGTATTTTATACACTTGAAGGAGAAGGTAAGTATATCGGTTACCCTTCGGTGTTTATGAGATTAGCTATGTGTAATCTTACTTGCATCGGCTTTAAGAGTGAAGATGCACCATACGGTTGCGATAGTTACGTAAGCTGGTCTAAAAAGAATAAAATGACGTTCGAGGATATTGCAAAATTCTTTGAAGAACGTGGTTATCATGATCGTTTACGTGAAGGGGCATTGCTTAAATTAACTGGTGGTGAGCCTTTCATTCAACAAAAGAATCTTCTTGAGTTTATATATTTTATTAGAGATCGTTGGGGGTTTGCTGATTTTAGTAAACCTATTAACGAATGGGTCGGACCTACTCTAAACATCGATTTTGAGACGAATGCTACTATTATGCCTGATAAAGGTTGGGATAATTGCGGATGTGAGGTTAGTTATACTACCTCTCCTAAATTATCTAATAACGGTGATCCAGAAGATAAACGTTTTAAACCAGAAGTATTAAAATATCTTATTAAACGTAATGCTTGCTTTAAATTTGTTGCAAAACAAGAGTCTGACCTGGATGAAGTGTTTAAGAAGTATGTTGATAGCCCAGATATTGATTTACCTCGAGACCTTATTTGGGTTATGCCAATGTGTGGTTCACGTAAAGAGCTTCTTGAAATAGGTCCTACTGTAGCTGATATCTGCAAGAAACATAATCTTAAATTCTCTAACAGAATGCATTTACAAGTCTGGGATAAAGCTTTAAAAGTGTAATAAATAATATCATGCAGATCGTACCATTACTATCATTTTTAGACCAGCTTAAAATTTATCACTGGCAAACCCGTTCATACGCTGAACATAAAGCTTTAGGTAAAGCTTACGATGTTATTAGCGATTTAACGGATACTTTAGTTGAAACATATCTCGGTAAATATGGTAAGAGTTTTGTTAATAAAGAGTATAGTTTTTCTTTAGAAAGTTATACTGAAGGAATGGATATTAAGAAAAATATTATTAATAAAAAATTAAACTTAATGAATTATTTACGGAATGAGATTTTATCTGAAAATGATAGGGATCTTCAGAATATTGTAGACTCTATTGAAGGTGAAATTAACCACCTCCAATATTTGTTAGACCTAAAGTGAGGTTGGTGGTTTAGGAGTTTCATTTAATAGTTGAGCTCCTAATTGTACTTTATGTTGCATAGCTGATTTGAGATTTTTATGGTGTGAACTCCATACTACCGCTATAATCATTATACCCATTACTGCACCTATCACCCACATTGGCACCATTATAGCAACATAAGCTAAACCAAACGAGGTTATACTCACACCTAAGAAAGTTATACTTTTTAGTAGCGCAAATAGTATTAAAAATAATATACCAACCCCCACTAAAGCTTTAATCATATATCCCATCATTTCTGCTTTTTGAGCTTCTCTAGCTATTGCAACTTTATCAGCAGTTTCTTTTGTAATTCTCTCAATTTCAGCTTTTTTATCAGCTTCTAATCTATCAATTGTTTGTTTATTGGCAGTTCTAAGGGCATCTTTTTCTTTTTCTTTTTGAGCAATTAAAGCTTCAGCTGCATCTAAAGCTGCTTTTTGTTTAACAGCTAAGTCAATGTTAGCTTTGTACTTGATATAAAGTTCGTCAATAGTTTTAGTTTTTTCTTGATCAAGCTCTTCTCTAATTTTTTCTTTTTCTACTTCTGTTAATGCATCAGCACGCATCATTATTTCCTTTGAACGTAAATGTGCGATCGTCGTATTAATATCTATTTTTTTCTTTTCTTGAGTTATTTGATATACACCGTAGTTAAGTAGACTAATTATATGAAAATTTTCATTGTCTTTTTTAGTTCTATCATCGTAAGCTTTTTGTAAGTCTTCTCTAAACTTAGCGTATTCTAATTCCATTTTCTTACGAGCCTCTTCTACTTTTTTATCAGCATCACCTAATTGTTTTACATTTTCACTCTCTTTTTGAGCTACTATAACTGCAGCGGCAGCCTTACTACCACTACTAAGGTTCTTCCAAGACTCTGGCATTTTAAGACCTGGTACCAAAGAACAGCCTGTTAAACATACAGCCAATATAAGAAAAGTTAAATAGCGCATAACGATATTTATAAATATATTGTAGATATGGCTAAAAAGATTAAAGTTAAATATGATGAGATTAAAACTAGCCCTTTATTTGCAGGTGTACCAGATAAGATAATAAAGAAGATTGCGGCCATTCCTACAGCCCAAGAAATATCTACCGGTGCAGTTATTGTTAAAGAAAATGACCCGGGTGATAGCATGTTTATTATTATAAGCGGTAATGTAGATGTCTTGAAAGGTGAAAAGAATTTAAAGTTAGCTAGTCTTGGATCTGGCGTATTCTTAGGGGAAGGGGCTTGTGTATCTGGGTCTCCACGTAATGCTACACTAGTTGCGACCTCTCCAGTTAAGGTTGCGATGTTCGATAAAGAAGCATTTAACAAGCTAATCGTTAGTCACCCAGCTATCCCCGTAACGCTAATGAAGGTTCACAACGAAAGGTGTAAAGATACTGTACGTAAAATAAACGTTATGAAATCCAAGGGGTTTATAGCTATTGCTGCTTTAGGGGGTATAATGTTATTAAAAAATGCTCCTAGTTTAATACCAATACCAGCCCTACAACCACTATTTCAACAAATAGCTGCAATGTTACCAGATGAGTTAATGGCTATAGGAGGACCTGGTGCTATTGCAGCATTTCTTAAATTTCAAAAAATGGATATGGGGGATATAGTTTCTAAGCTTGAAAAACTATAACCTCCTATTAAATTGTTAAATGCGCATTGCAATTTCTGGTACCGCAAATCAAGGTAAAACAACTTTAATAACTGACTTTTTAGCTGAATGGTCAAACTATAAAAATGCAGGAGATAATTATCGTGAACAAATTAAAAAAGAAAAATTACCCCACAGTAAAAAAGCCACTAAAGATTCCCAATGGAAGATACTTAATACAATTGTCGACGAAATGCAAAAATATTCGGCAAAAGACTATGTTGTCTTTGACCGATGTGCATTAGATAATTTAGTATATTCTCTTTGGTGTTTTGATAAACAAACGTCGGACATAGATAAAGAATTTATCGATAAATGTATACCGGTTGTAAGAGAGAGTCTAAAGTTTTTAGATATTATTTTCTTTCTACCTATTACAAAAGCCGCCCCCGTTAATATTAAAGAAAATGGTACGCGAGAAACTGATGAAGTATATGTAAAAGAAATTGACTCTCTTTTTAAGAGTTTAACAATGCAATATACTCACGGTCTAGGTAAGACTCCTTTCTTTCCAGCTGAAGACTGCCCAGGTATAATTGAGATATTAGGTACCCCGTTTGAGCGTATTCAAATGATTAAATGGTATTTAAATGCTGAGGGTGAGTTAATTGGTGGTGACCCAACCGCTCCAGACAATTTATTTAATCCTGAAAATCTCGAAGCAATGGCTGAACTATTAAAAGGTCAAAAGACAGATCTCGGGAAAGAGAAAGCTTATCATAACGAGCTTGAAAAGATTAAAGACTTTGTAAAAAAGACAAAGCGTTAAGCTGTACGTTTCCAAACATACATACCATATAAAGGTGGTATGTTATTGTGAGATTGTCCGCCGCCGTAACTAGTAGATGTTAATGTTTGTGTTAACTCTAGTCTCCAACCAACAGCCTGTGGGCCGTTCTGGTAAGAATTATTAGTACCTGTACCACCAGGTCCACCGTTTTGTGTGACGTTATGGGTATGGGCTGGTACTTCAGATGTTATTAAAGTGTGTTTGTACTCGCCAGTGGAGTCTGTAGCTTCAACAGGCACGGTAAACCCTGCACCGTTTTTATCTACCCCAGCACCTACACCTGCCATAAATAGACCTTGAGCTACTTGGGTCCAAGATGTACCAACTAAGTAAAAACCGGGGTTTACATTATCAATTGTATGTTTAATACTGTTAACCGGAAACATTAAATTAACAAAAGAAGCTGTTGCAGATTGAATATTAGTATTAATTAGACCTGTTAAGTATAACACATCACTTGCTTCTTGAGAAGATAATGAAGTTAAATCAGATGATAAAGTTGCAATGTTTGTTGAGTGTGCTGATATTGTACTTGCAAATGTAACATTATCTAAACCGAAGATAATATTTTGAAAGTCAATTTTCTTAGTTACTACTGAGTCATCAATAACGAAGAAGTCGCCGGATTTTACTTCATCTGCAGTAGGTAATGCACTAATATTAATTTTTGCACTTGACATATATCAATTATTTATTAAAATACCTTATGGCTAAAATAGGTGTTGGTATAATTACATGCAACAGATTAGATTATTTGCGTAACCTTTTAAAAACGTTACCGAAATACCAGATTAATGAGTTAGTAGTAATTAACGACGGTAAGCCCCAGTTAGACTACGTTGAAACAGAGTTTGAGTTTGGTCTCTGGATTGATAACCCCGTTAATCTTGGGGTGGGTAAATCTAAGAATAAAGCAATGAAGTACTTATATGATGCAGGATGTGATTATATCTTTATCATTGAGGATGATATGTTAATCAAGGACGCAACAGTTTTTAACAAATATATTGAAGCTTATAAGGCATCTGGTATTCATCACTTTAATTACGGGCCTGGGTCACCTTTTAATAGAAAGCAAACAATTCAAAACTTCGACTTACATAATAGACATCTATTAGATCAGCATAGTGAACCAAACCCAAAACTTATTATCGATTATAATAAAGATATAAAGATTGCATTATATGAACATACAGTTGCAATGTTTTCTTTCTTTACACGCGAAGTGCTCGAAAAAGTAGGTTATATTGATGAAGAGTTTTATAATGCCTGGGAGCATGTTGATCATACTTACCGTATTATTAAAGCTGGTTATCACCCACCTTTTTGGTGGTTTGCAGATATCGCAAATAGCGCGGACTATTTAACTGAAGCTCCTGGAGCTATTGATAATTCATCTATTGCTAATAAAACTGAACAATGGGAGAAGAATGTATATGGTGGTAGAGAGATATACTTAAAAAAGCATGGTCATTATCCAAACCAACCTCCATTTGTTTCAAAAGATGAAGTAATTTCAATCGTTAAAAAACTTAAATCCAATGGTAAAAAATAGTTGCATATTCTACTTAGTAAATAATAACCCGATTCATTTAAATAGACTCTATAATAGTCTTGACTGTTTAAAAGAGAACTTCTTAAATGATTATCCATATCCAGTCGTATTTGGCCATGAAGGCTTGCCTCAAGATATAATTGATGCTATTAAAGCAAAAGCTCCTACTAAACATTATTTTTATAATGTAAAGTTTAAAGTACCTGATTACCCGCAAGAGATACTATCTCAAATTCCAGAGAAGTTTAAAGGTCACTGGGATGAGAACGCTTTCTTCTCTATAGGATATAGACATATGTGCAGATTTTTTGCCGGAGATATGTACAAACATGAGTTTTTCTCCAACGTAAAATACTTACTACGTTTAGATTGTGATTCATATATTACTGATAAAGTAGGTTTTGATTTCTTTAAAAAAATGGAAGAAACTAATGCAGTTTATGGTATGATAGGTTCAAGAGAGAATGAGATGGACTATGTTATTGAAGGTCTTGAAGATCATTTAAAAAAATATTTCGGTAAAAAATATAAACATAATGATATACATACAACTTACGATACTCATTTTGAGTTAGTAGATATACAATGGTTTAAGAGTAAAGCATACATGGATTACTATGAAAGTATCGAAAAGACAGGCAACATCTATATTAAAAGATGGGGAGATGCACCTATTAAATATCAAGGGGTAACTCAACTATGCGACCCTACTCGCATTTATCAATTTATCTTTTCATACAAACATGGAGGAGATTTATAATGCAGTATAATTACGTTGATTGGGATATTAGAAAAAAACCATACCCTTCTTTAATGAAGGCTATTGAGCTTTTTAAATCTATTAATGGTAAAGTTATTGTCGAAGTTGGGTCAATGCGTAAAGTAGCTGAACATGATATTCACGATTATAGTCATGAATGCTGTATGGAAGGCCATAGTAGTATGATATTTGCTTTAAGTAGTGATGAATTTCATACTGTAGATATTGACTTACCTACTTCGAGAACAACCTTTAACGCTTTAAAAAATTTAACTCCAAAGACAAATTGGAGTGTTTATAACGGTGACGGTATTAAATTCTTAAAAGATTTTAAAGGTACAATTGACTTGCTATTTTTAGATGCCTGGGATATCGGTGTACCTAACTACGCAGAAAATCATCTTGAAGCCTATAAAGCTGCTGAACCAAAATTAAACAAACAACATATTATTTTGATAGATGATACTGACATCAACTGGACCCAAGTAAGAGGCTTTCATAACGACGAAGAAAGTATGGGAGGTAAAGGAGCTGTTGTAATTCCTCATTTAATATCAAAAGGATATGAAGTGGTCTTTAAAGGTCGTCAAACCTGCTTAATTAAAAGATAATATGAAGATTGCAATTTTAGTACCCTCAAGAGAAAGAATGAATAGACGTCTTACTATGCTGATGTCTATTCTAACTTCAGTGAAAGATATCAATAACGTCAATGTATACTTTGGTGTTGATGAAGATGATCCAACTAGAGATAGAATAAAGAAGATTGCAGCAGCTATCCCATGTGTAAAGATTGTGGATATTAAAAACGAAGGCAAGTTTATCGGTTTAGGTAAGATGTGGAATCTTTGCTCAGATGCTTCAACAGAAGAAATAATTTCAATGATTGGTGATGATATGGTGTTTGCAACTCCAGGTTGGGATGAAATGTTAATTGAAGAGTTTAAAAAGTCACCAGCAGATAAAATCTACGGTGTTCATTGCAATGATGGTTACCATGGTGAGAAACTTGCAGTTAATTTCTTCTGTTTAAGAAAATATGCAGACTTAATGAGCGGTAAGTTTATGAGAGAAGAGTTTAAGATTAACTGGATTGACCAATGGTTACATCAAGTATTCTCTTCTGTTGGTAGATTAAAATACCGTGGTGATATTATGATCGAACATCGTCATTGGGTATTAGGTAAAGATAAAAAAGATAATGTAGCTGATAGAATGGCTACTGCTGATGTTAATAAAATTAGTGATAAACTTTGGTATGATCTGGTCGATGAAAGAATCAAGGATGTTAAAACTATTTCAAATTATATGAAAGTTAAACCGGACTGGAGTAAAGTCGATATTCAAGGAGGTACAATCTAATGGGTGAAATTACACGTAATGATACTTTCGGTAGAGCGATTATAGACACAGTTAATAACTACGGTATTAGAACGGTGCTTGAAATAGGCTCCTGGGATGGTACAGGCTCTACTCAATGCTTTATTGAAGGTATGGAAAAGCTTGATAATAAACGTTTAATTTGTTTAGAAGTTTATACGGATAGATTTGAGCAGTTATGTAGCAACACTGCAAAGTATAGCTGGGTAGAATGCCACAATCAATCATCGATTAGCTATGATAATATGCTATATAAGAACTTTGACAATATCTGGGATTCGCCATATAATTTTATACCTAAAGAAGATCAAAATGGTAGCACTAAGCCAGTTGTATCTGAATGGTTTAAACAAGATATTGAGATGATAAATAAGTTTAAATCTGGTTACATTGAAGATCATCCAGATGAAACCTACGATGCTGTATTAATCGACGGTGGTGAGTTTTCCGGTTATAGTGAGTTTAAACTTTTAAAGGACAAATCTAAGTTCTTTATTCTTGATGATTATTATAAAGCTTTTAAAACCCGTCAAGTGGCAGATGAACTTAGTAAAGATCCAAACTGGGAAGCAATCGCTGGTAATAAACATACTAGAAACGGTTGGGCTATTTTTAAACGCAAATGAAAAAGAAAACAATAGGTATTATACAACCAGGTAAACTGGGCGATTTAATTATTTGCTTACCCATTGCAAAGTATTATCACGATCAAGGTTATGAAGTATATTGGCCAGTTTTTAGTAACTTTGCTCCAATGATGACTGAAGTAGTAGATTACGTTAAATATATTCCAGTTTCAAATGACGTATATAAGTGCGTACCTGAAGCGTATGAATATTTTAAGAAAAAGAAACCTACTATATTATTTGATATTGCTGCAACTTTTCCTGGTAGTAAATGTACCGAAGAATATGTTGCATTAGGTGATGGTTATGGTGAAGAGAAGTTTGATCAGTTTAAGTATAGAAAATGTAATGTACCTTTTGATTTAAAATGGAAGTTAGAATATAAAAGAGATTTAAAATTAGAGCAGAAAGTTTACGATGATATGGTTACGAGTGAAAAGTATGATGTAATATCCACTAAACATTCTAGAGGAGATATAAACGTTAGATTTGCTAGTAAATATCCAATCATCCAAGTTAACGAAAATTACAATATCTTTCATTGGAGAAAAGTATTAGAAAACGCTAAATGCATCGGGTTAGTAGATAGTGCAATGGCTAATTTAGTTGAACAGTTGAATTTACCAAATAAGAAGGTATTATTGCGTAAACCAGGACACCCGACACCTACATTCAGAAATGAATGGAGAATACAAGAAATTCAATGAGAATAGCTTTTACAATTATATTAAATGGTTTGAGACATCTCAAACACGCTAACTATCACCATGCAATGACTACGATGTTTGATCATTGGGTTATTGTTGAAGGTGTTTCTAGACCCACTGGATCAACTTCTTGGTGTAAAGATCTACCTACCGATTTTCATAATAATTACCTATCTAACGATGGTACTACTGAGTTCTTAGACTCTATCAAGTCTGATAAGGTTACCATTGTGAGATGTAAAGACAAACCATGGAATAATAAAGACGATCAAGTTAATGCAGCTATAGATCATATTAAGACTATAACAAACGAATGTATGCTTTGGCAAGTAGATATCGATGAGAAATGGACCCAAAGACAATTAAGAGAAGCTGAAGAAACACTTAAGTTAAATAAAGGTAAGACTGGTTGCTTCTTATGCAATTATTATGTAGGTCCTAAACAGATTGCAACAGGCCAATGGGGTGAAGGCAATTATGAACCTTATAGACGTCTTTGGGATTGGAAAGGTGAGAAGTTTATATCCCACGAACCTCCTAAACTGGATGGTAAAAACGGTCCAGGTTTACTATTACCGCAAAAGTTTAATCATTTTGCTTACTACTACGAAGAAGATGTTAAGTTTAAAGAAGCTTACTATCAAGGTTATGAAGGGTTGTTAAGTCGCTGGAAAGAAGTTCAAAATAATAAAGGTACAATACATCTTAGTAAGCTCTTAGGACCGAATACTTGGTGGAGTAATACCAATACATATATAAAATATGTAGATGCTAGTTGATGGTAATAATTTTATATCCCACTACCTAAAAAATGGTAAACCGTTGCTTGCTGGTAAGATTGGGGTTACTGAATTAAATTTACTTTATTGTAACCATACTTTAAAAAACGCTAATCATTTCCAATCACACCTTCAACACGAAGCTGAAGACATCGCAGGATTATACCCATATAACGTAGAGACTACTAAAAAGTTTGGTGCTGATATGATTAAAGCTCTATCTTTAATAGATATCATACCTAAATGGAATAAAGTTAACCCGATGTTTGAACAGTATGCTTTTGAAAACTATTGTCCAAATGCATATAAGACCCAATTACAACATTTGGAGCCGTATTTTTTTGATAAACCTTGGACAGATCATCTTGAAGGTAAAACCGTTCTTATTATAAGTCCTTTTACTGAATCTATAGAAAAAAATTACCCTAATTTAGACAAGATTTGGAAAGGTAAAATTAAATCTAACTTTAAACTTAAAACTTTAAAGTATCCTTTTGCTTTAAAAATTAATCCTCTTGCTCAAATAAAGTGGTCAACTTCAGATCATATCTATAAAGAGTATATAGAACTAATACGGGGTATAGATTTTGATATCTGTATTACTGGTACTGGTTATACATCTCTTTTACTCGCTGCAGAAGCAAAAAGAATGGGTAAAATAGGTATTCATTTAGGAGGATCAACTCAGATATTGTTCGGTATTAAAGGTCAACGCTGGAGAGAGATAAAAGAATTTCAACCATTTTTTAACGAACACTGGACAGACCCTCTCGATCTTGAAAAACCAGATAAACGAGAATTAGTTGAAGGGGGATGCTACTGGTGAAAATTATAGTTAAATATGATCCATATGGTAGAATGGGTAATAGAATGTTTCAGTATGCGTTTGGATATGTATTAGTTAACTGGAAGATTTTAACACAGAGACATAATCCAGAATTTTATCACCCAGCAATACCTAATTTTAATATACACAGTAAAGAATGTAAAGAAAATCTTAACAATCCTTTTAACACTAAATCATTCGGCGACCATCATGTAGATTTCGATTTTCTTTTTAAGCATGACGGCGATATTATTATAGACTCTTTTGTACAAAAAGCAAAATACTATGTACCTTATAGACGGGAATTAATTAAACAATTTTTACCGAACAATCATATGTCAGGTAACGATTACTTAGTTGTACATATACGTGAGACTGACTATACATTAATAAATGGTTTCTTAGGATATGATTACTATAAGAAACTTATAACAGATTCTGGCTTTACAAACATTATTATTGTGACAGATAACTCTACTTGCGATACTGTACAGCGTTTAGTTTCAGAAGGTTGTAGATTAAATTCAGAGGGCAATGTTAATAAATTTGAACATACCAGCGATGCAAGAGCGATGGCTGACTTTGATTTACTTGTTCAAAGTAAGAACATTGCTATTTCGCAATCATCTTTTTCTTGGTGGGCAGCTTTCTTAGGTAATCATGATAAGATTATATTCCCATTCAAGTCAGAAGGTGGGGTATGGCCATTATATCCAAAAGAAAATGAAATTGATCTATATTTTGATTTAGGTCAATCGCAAAAATTTATACTATGAGTATTGAAATGACAATCTATCAACCATGGGGTGGTCTTGGAGATAATTTAGCTCATTCTATTATACCTGAACTTTGTAAAGCTACTGGTAATAAATGTTATCTTTCTAAACATAATGCATACCGTAATCAGCAAATTTACGATCTAATTTGGGGCTTAAATCCATTTTTAGAGAAAGAACAAAAGGATAGTAAAGATTTATCTTGGTTGGATAGATGTAGTGTTTTTGAAAACCAAGGTTTAAATCATGTTCAAGTTATACAAAAGACGCACGGTTTTAATACTTTATTTGAATATCCGAAAATTTACTATACTCCTAAGTTTTTACCTGAATATAAAAATTCTACTTTTATTGACTTTAATAGTATATCAGTGGGTTATAATAGAGATGTTCTTGATAGTAAACTCAAACAACTTTTAGAAGAGAAGAAAATGTACGACGATGTTGTTGTTGTAACTCATAGTAAAGTTGACAATAATCAATATAAACTTGATCTTGCTACTGAAGTTATTGATATTAACGATTTATTTTTTTATAGTAATGTAGTTTACTCTTGCAAAAATATAATAACACTTAACTCAGGTATGACTAATTTAGCTTCAACTATAAAGAACCAGTTTCAAAATGATGTACAGATTTACACTTTCACTTATAAGAAGTACTTAAAAGAATATGGCAGTAACGGATATTTTTATAGTAACAATAACTATATTGCTGTTGATTAGTGTTTAATTTCAGATAAAATACCCATATGAAGTTTTTAATTACCGGTATTACTGGATTTGCAGGTCCGAATATGGCTAACCTTTTGATTGCAGAAGGTCATGAAGTTTTTGGTTTAGTACGTCATAGTAACGGAAGAGAGACTGATATTCTTGATATCGTTCCGCAAGACAATTTTGAAAAGATTAAGTTTGTTAGAGCTGATTTAACCAATTTTAGATCTTTACAGCAAGTATTTAGAGAGAATAAATTTGATGGGGTATTTCATTTAGCCGCCCAATCACACCCACCCACAAGCTTTAAGGACCCAATCGGTACTATGCAAGAAAATGTTATTGGTTCAGCTAATCTTATCCAGTGTATTGAGGATTTACAACCAGATTGTAAATTAATGTTCTGCAGTACTTCTGAGGTCTACGGTAATGTTGGTATTGATGGTCGTAAGATTAAGACAACAGATACTTTAATGCCAGCTAACCCATACGGTGCAAGTAAAGCTGCAACAGATTTATATTTGCAGGAACGTTTTGAGAATAAGAAAATTAAAGGTTTTATTACTAGAGCATTCTCGCATACCGGCCCGCGTAGAGGTAAGACTTTCTCTATCTCATCTGATGCATATCAAATTGCAAGTATGATGATTGGTAAGCAAAATAATACACTTAGGGTCGGTAATCTAGAAACCGTACGCGTCGTTCTCGATGTAAGAGATATTGTTAACTCATACTACAAGCTAATGCTTACAGATAAATCTAACGGTAAGATATTTAATATTAGCGGTGATGTACCTAGAAAGATGGGCTTTTATACTGACAAGCTTATTGAATTAAGCAAGTTAAAAAACGTTGAAAAGCGGATTGACCCTGCACTATATCGTCCAATCGATATTCAATACCAATGGGGAGATGTTAGTGAGTTGCTAGCAATTACCGACTGGAAGCAAACTTATACAATTGACCAAACAATCGGAGATCTTCTTAACTACTGGGTAAAGAAGCTTAGTTAATGAACTTTGTTCTATTTCATATAGGTT